GGATACAAAAATAATTATGGCAAATATTATAGATGAATTAGAAGAAAGAGCCCAAGAGTTAATTGATTTTGGTAACTCTAAAGAACAAAACAAAGGATATGGTATTCAAATAGCTACAGACGAGCTTAGAAAATACTATTATGGATTTAATGAACTAATGGAATATTTTGATAGTATTTCAGATGAAGAAAAACCAATATTAGATAAAAAACTTAAAAAATTAGGATTATAAATTATGGAAAACACGTATCAATCAACAAAAGGAATGTTACTCGCTGCAGAACTTCCTCAACAGACTCGCACTTACAAACCAGTAAGTCATGCACAATTAATGGACCTTACACTTGAGAGTATCCATCAAGCAGGATTTAAATTATCTTCAGAGACATATTCTTCTGCAAGAGATGGTAAAGTTGCAAATGGTAAATTTGCTATTAGTAATGTAGCAGATTCAGAAATGCAATTGCAAATAGGATGGCAGAACAGCTATGATAAATCTTTATCATTGAAATTTGCTATAGGTACAAAGATATTCATATGTGCTAATGGAAGTGTGTCAGGAGATTATGGAGCTTTTAAGAAAAAGCATCAAGGAGAAATCCAAACATTCACACCACAAGCTATTACAGAATATATTAAACATGCAGGAGAAGCATTTAGAAAAATGCAAGATGAAAGAGAGCTTATGAAAACTATTGAAATAGATAGAAGAGTTCAGGCTGAACTAATAGGACGTATGATAATTGAGGAGCAGTTTATAGAGAGTACACAGCTAAATATCATTAGAGGTGAACTAGATAAGCCTACACATGATTATGGTGCTGCAAATAGCCTATGGGAGCTTTATCAGTTCACTACATTTAGTATGAAAGAAGTTCATCCTAGTTTATGGATGAATAATCATATTGATGCTCATAGTTTCTTTGTTGGAGCTTCTGGTATTGTTAGCAGTAGACAAGAAATTGTTCTTCCTGTTGTTAATCAATTAGAATTGTTTCCTGTATAATGGAAGAACTTGTACAATGGGCTAGAGCATTAAAAAATGAACACCCAGATAAGTTTGATGAGATATGGGATTATGTTTCTCTATGTCAAGATGAGATAGAAGAAGGAGGATCACCTACACATGAAATAGAATTATGTAGAGAATCAATTAAACAATTATTAGAAGATGATTTGGAATAAATTTAAAGATAATTTTCATGAATTGGGAAAATATTAAAAATAACTTTTATATCTTTGTATAAATTAATATAAAAATAAAGTTATGTTTAAAGCAATGCCAGGAGTTTACATGATTAAGTGTATATCAACAGAAAAATACATTATAGGTGAAACAGGAAATGTTAAAAAAAGATTATTGTACCATATTCAAAACTTAAAAGGAAATAGACATGAAAATCCTTATCTTCAAAATGCTTGGAACAAGTATGGAGAAGATAAGTTTTCATATCATGTAATTGAATATTGTGATTTTTCTGAATGTAAGATTCGTGAAGATTATTATTGTAAACTATATGATAGTCATAATCATGACAAAGGATTTAATCTAAGACCTACAGGAATGGATTTAAAAACTAAGTTTTCACAAGAAACTAAAGATAAAATAAAACAATCTTTAAAAATTTCTGAGAAATTTAAAAATAGAGATTCAGGAAAAGGAATGAGAAACAAAAAACACTCAAAAGAAACAATACAAAAAATGAGTGATGTTAAAAAAGGAAAACTTCCTTCTCAAGAAACTAAAAAAAAAATGTCTAATGCTGGTCTAGGTAAAAAAAGAACAAAAGAATCAATATTAAAACAAATAGATTCTAGAAAAAAGAAAACTGATATTTGGCATAGTTTAGAAACTTTAGAGAAAATGAAAAAACCAAAAAAATGTAGAGAGTTTTCAAAATATGATTATTTATGTAAAATAATAAAAAAAAATAAAGATGGATCTGAATCTTATATTTATGATAATATAGATTCATTACCTAAAGAATTTAACAAGTATAAAATTTTAGAAGTATGCAACAAAGAAAGAAAAACACAAAATGGTTATTTATGGGAATATTTAAAATAGTAAGATATGAAATGGAATAACTTTTCTTCAAATTTTCATGAAAGTTGGCATGAGAAACTCAAGCCATTCATAGAAAGTGAAGATTGTGATAAGATTTATGCACATTTAAAAAAAGAGAGTAAAAGGGGCAAGACAATTGCCCCTCTTTCTTCTAATGTGTGGAGATGTTTTAAAGAAACTCCTTTAGATGAACTAAAGGTTGTTCTTATGGGCTTATGTCCTTATCATAATGTTTACAATGGAAGTCCTGTAGCAGATGGTTTACTAATGGGTTGTTCTGTAACAGGAAGGTTGCAACCAACATTAGATCAATTCTACTTTGGATTAGAGAAAGAACTAAGTAATGGATTAAACCTTGATTGGTCTAGAAATCCAAATGTAGAATATCTTGCTCATCAAGGAGTACTAATGCTTAATGCAGCTCTTACAACAGAAATGAATAAAGCAGGAAGTCATTTAGACATCTGGGAACCATTCATTAAATACTTATATGAAAATGTAATTAATGAAACAAATGTTCCAACAATATTTCTTGGTAAAGAAGCATCTAGGTATAAGAAGTATTGTGCTCCTTTCACATGGCAATTTGTTCTTAGTCATCCAGCCTCTGCAAGTTATAGAGGAACTGATTGGGATACAGAAGGAGCATTTAGTAAAGTGAATAAAATAATATGGGAAAACCAAAAGGACACAATTTCGTGGTTAGATGGCATGCCCTTTTAAAAATTAAAAACAATGGAAAATAGAGAAATTACAATTAATGAATTAGAAATAGGAGATGAAATCCTAACATTAACACAACAACCTAAATATTTAAGAGTGTTAGAAGTTCCTAGAAAAAGTAAAGTGACAGGTTGGGGAGGTAGAGATAGATACATAGCTGTAAAATGCAGAGTGAATGTAGATATTACTAGTAAACAAACAACTAAATGGTGCTATAAAACAAAAGGATCTATTCCACATACATATTTTGATAAAGATTATAATATTAAAGCTCCAGAAGAAGATAGTCCTGTTGAGAAATTTGATTTGAATTTTAAAAAAATATGGCTTGTTAAAAGAGAAAGAATTTAAAATTATGGAAGAAAATAGATCAATTAAAGTAGAAGATTTACAAATAGGTGATGAAGTTATTGTTACAGGAATAAGATATTTTAAAATATTAAGAAATCCTACACTTAGAACAAAACCAACTACATGGGGAGGTGGTAAATATAAAAGTATTAAATGCTTAGATATGTATTTTAGTAAATTTGGAAAAGGAGAAGATAGAGACGTATATTACGATTTTAACTATTGTGATATATGGCTGGTAAAAAGAGAAAATAACAATTAAAACTTAGAAAATGAAAATAGAAACAAAATATGATCCAGCTGATGTAGTTTGGATAATGATTAATAATAAACCAACAGAATGTGTTATTGATGAAGTTACTCCTGGTCCTAAAAGAAAAAATGTAGCTTATGTAGATAAATACACAATAGAAGGATATAATGGAAATAGTCCAAGGTTTTCTGATACAGAAATATTTAAAACAAAAGAAGAATTAATTAACTCACTTTAAAACTTAGAACAATGATTTTAGAAAAACAAACAGAATCGCACATCCTAGAAGAAGGATCAACACAAGAAAGTATTGGAATGTCACTAGACTTAGATTCTGCTCAGATATTGATGCAGATGTTAAGTAAGAATCTATATTCAGATTCAATAGGCTCAACTGTTAGAGAATGTGCATCTAATGCACTAGACAGTCATAGAAGAGCTGGAGTGGATAAACCAATTATTGTATCATTTGGACGTAATGCAGATGATGGATATGATTTCTGTGTAGAAGATTTTGGTATAGGACTAGATGCTGATGATGTACGTAATATCATTAGTAAATATGGTAAGAGTACAAAACGTAATAGTAACACAGAATTAGGTATGATGGGCCTTGGATTTAAGGCGCCTCTAGCATATTCTTCTTCATTTTATTTTATATGTAGAAAAGATGGAATGGAGCGTAAGTATATGATGTATGAAGGAGAAGATGTTAATACAATTGATCTTTTATATGAAGCACCAACAACAGAAGACAATGGTGTTAAAATCATTGTTCCAGTTAAATGGCAAGATAGACGTGATTTCATTGATAAGATTCAAATACAATTGGCATATTTTGAGAGTGTTTATTTTAATGCTGATGAAGTTAACAATGATTTCTTAATACATAGAAATGAAATCTTTCAGTTTTCTGAATTAGCTAAAGATAGTAAATTGCATATATGTCTAGACAATGTGTATTATCCTCTTGATTTTGAGAAACTTGGAATAAAACCTATTAACATTCCTGTAGCATTGAGATTTAGTCTTAGTGATGGATTGTTTCCAACTCCAAACAGAGAAGCTGTTAGATATACACAAGAGTCTAAGAAGATTATTACAGACAAGATAGCAAGTCTAGCAGATTATATGATTGATAAGTATAATGAATCAATTACAGAATCTGTTAATATTAAAGCTGTATTTGATTATTACAGTAGTAACACTAAGAAAGTTAGTATTCTTGATAAAAACTGTGAGATTGATGAACTTCTTCAATTTTCAGTAGTTAAAATAAAAGAACCAAAGCTTGAAGGAATTGATAATGTTAATCTAAAAACATTACATAAACACAGAGATTATATACTCTCAGAATATGAAGTGAAGTATAGTTTGAGTCGTAATACAATTAGAGAATGTAAAGATTATTATGC